CCTCAACTTTGTATTTATATCCATTTTGTGTATAACCATGCGTTTTTATATTAGCCACCATCAGAGCTGCTACAGCCCGAGGACAACCAAAACGCTTACTAAGCCAAACCTCTAACTCGCACCATATCTTGGCAATTGAGGCGTCGAAACTACCAATGTCGTCTTCAAAAAGGCGACCACCGTGCTCCATAAACTTAGTGCCTAAATCTAAGGCATTTATACCACTGGTGAATGTGATGAAATTATCTACGTCCCAACGACGCTTCATCAGATTCTGCAAACTCGCAATCCAAGGTCCAACTAGGCAAATAAACTCGGGGCACACTCCTTGTATCAGGCGTGGCGCTTTTAACATGCGTCCAAGGGGAGAATCATACAAACAGTTCTCAACCTTCACAAAGGATGCACGTGTGGTCCAGTTGTGCAACTGCGACCGAGTCAAATAAGAATGCTCATCGATTCCGTCTTCTATGAGCTTTGCCATTGTGGCTCGTAGGGTAGCCTTCACGCTAGGTGATGCGTTGCTACCAAAAATGTACGCCTCAAAGGTGAGGCTCTTAACATTATTCATACGAGGAAAGAGTGAATCTGCATTCTCTTTAGCGAAATTACAACACTCTTTTTGCCAAGCGACGTCAGCTTCGACCGTCGCTCCTAATACGCGCTTGCCAAGCGCCTTCCATTCATTGTGCTTATTACTGGCATAAGCGCAAGGCTCATAACCGCCCATATCAAACCCCACACGAACGATTTCTCCGTTGCACTGCTGTGGGTCTCGCTCTCGGCGACAACTGACTTCAACCACACGCGCACTACTCTTGAGGCGCTTAGGATCGGGATTAAATGCACACTCTAACGATTTTGAAGTGCATCCAGCTAACTTTGAATGAAGAGCTGGTCCTGGGTTGAGCTCAACACAAACTAAACGTGGAGCGGGGGGGTGAGCGCGGATCATGTCATTATGAGACCGATAAAACCCGCGAATGTACTTTACAAAATCCTGCGGTATAGCCGCACGCTCCAAATTAACGGGTCCCTTGACACGCGTTCTAACTTGTTGTTGTGGAGAAGGAACCCACGCACTAGGATCGCGTGGTCTGACTAAGTTGTCGCTATAAATTATTGGTGGTGGCGGTTCATCTAACAGCGCATCCACCCACTTATTACATTCAATCCTCTGATTGATACGCGACTTGCAGGGTCCTGGATTCGTTTCAACACACACTAAACGTGGTGCTGGTGGCACAGCTATAGTATCGTTGAACTTCTGGGAAAAGAAGCTCGAAGACCGTTCAAAACTAGGAACACGATAACTAATGTTGGGTAAGCTGGGCGGTGCCAAGAGTGATAAATTGCCGAATTTCTGTGAATATAACGAGCGCTGTAACAACGCGCTCTCTTCAACAAACAAACCAGATCGGTGGGCGGCTCGTAACAACAACTTGCTCGCGCCCTCGACAATTGAAATGGAT